TGTCTACCATTTCTTTTATTATTTTTCTGACAGACTTCATTACTTTCCCCACTTACCATTTTTGACTATGGTTGCCATAATACCATAGTTGCTTACATCAAGATAGGCATCTTCCATAGGTTCATCAACAGCAGATTCTCTGCGACTTAGTAACATAGTTTTTAGCCTTTGTATTTTATCATTCATACGAAACCACAAACCTGTCAATGCAAGATGAACTTCATCTGCTGTTTGTAACATAGTACCTACGGAAATATTACCAGGACCATAATCATGTTGTTTCTTTAAGAACAATTCATACTGTTCCCTTTGTAACCTTTTGAACTCCTTAGTCATCTCAGGCCATTCTTTCTCCATTTGTTCCACAATAGGATGAACATCTTCTGTATAGGTTACACTTTTAGATTCTTTTATAGTTTTCATTATAATACTCCAATTTACATTAAAAGCTACGAATTATTTTTGATAATGTCAAGCTTTTTTACTTGTCTTTTGATTTTTTTACTGAGATAGTAAACGTAAATATGCTTTGGTTCTGTGTTCTTCCAAAATATATTTTCGTCACCAGCTTTGTATCTACGATTAAGTTCTCTACCATATGGTCTATCTAATTGATTTAGAGAGCGACTATGCATTTCTTTACCATCCACCATCAAAATTCTACCCTTTGCAGTTTCTCCCAAGTATTCAAAGTTAGTTGCTTTGTAAATTACGCCAGAATGACCATAATGTTGGTCAGCAAATGAAACTACAACTTCCATATCAGTGTTATGTTTCAACCACCTCAGAGTTTTACCTATGAAGTAACTCTCAGTATTTTTAGGTGTGTCATCTACGCAAACAAGCCTTCTTAGTTCTAAGCATTTTGTAGGATTTATCGGATTGTATTTCTCAGCGGTTGCTGGCATCGATGGATGTGCGTACATCATAGCACCAATCATCTTAGGTAAACCAAAACTACCTTCACCGTACAATCCAAAATGATATAAAGATTGTACACCATTTACATTGTGCGAGTAATGGTGTTTCTCTATGAACTGAACTGTAGATTTTCTTGGTATTTCCTCAACAGTAAAGTTGGTAACACTCATAATCCAATCTTACGGCATTCATCCTCTGTTTTACCATACTTTATTAGTATGTCCACTAATTCTGCTTGACCACCATACGATAACTCATACATTTCTACAGCCTCACCAGCTTCTCTCATACTGCATTGTAGGTGTTTAGCAACTATCTCATAAACCCATTTAGGATACTTCATCTTTTTATCTCCTTTGATATATTTTAACCATTGTCTTTTCTTTGGTAATATATCTGTGTAAACTTTGTAAAGTTGTTCAGGTTCTAACGGATACCTCTGAACCTCATTAACAAGCTCTACCCAATCCATTTTCATTGATAGAAACCTATTTACCATATAATTAGACCAAGACTTTTTATCATCATCAGAAATCTCTTTCCAATAATTCGGACTCTGAACGTCTGTGATTTGTTTTATGTGGTCAAACAGACTCTTCTTTTTAACTGCTGCCATCTATCTCTGACTTCATTTTATCTGGAACTTTACCACAATTACCACAAGCAAAAGCTTGTATAGGAACAATAGCTTCTTGTCCTGTTGGTGATACTATAGGTGAAAGTCTTTTCAAAAAGAAACTTTGAATAAATGTGTAATTACCACACTCGTCACATTTCATAGTTTCTGCTTCTGATAAGTCTACTTGTGCCTGTTGTTGTGGTAATGGTTTTTGTGGTTTCATATTCATTTTATTACTCCTAATAATTCTATTAACATAGCCATAGCATTTATCTCCTTATCAACTACCTGTGCATCTGATAACTGATACTTAGCTATGGTTAAAATACATTCTGCAATATGCCCTTTACCATAATCATCAACCTCATCATAGAGTAGACGGAACAAATCAGCAAAGTCTGATATCTGGTTATCAGCTAACATCTTTCTTATAGTAACAAAAGCATCTTTTTTACTCTGTGTCTTTAAGACATTTACAATCTGCGAAGAAAACACATTTACATTTAAGTCTACAGCAACTAAGTTGTTTTGGTCTATTACTAACTTACCATCAACTATCTGTCTTTGAGCAAAGTTAATAACTCTACGGATATCAGGATAACCACCATTAACTAATGTGGCAACATCATCAACTTCAAATGAAACATTCTCTTCTTTCAAAATATTAGTTAAGTGAACAGCAACTTCTTTTCTTGATGGTGGTACAATCTGAAATGATTGACAACGACTTTGTATTGGGTCTATTACCCTTTCTACAAAATTACAAGTAAGTATAAATCTAGTGTGTTTGGAAAAAGTTTCCATAAGATTACGAAGAGCTGCTTGTGCATGAGGTGTAACATAATCACACTCATCTAATATAATAACTTTCATATCTTTAAATCCAATAGTGGAAGCAAAACTACGAACCTTATTACGAACTGTATCTACACTATTTTCATCTGAAGCATTTATGTAAAGGTAATCACACTCTATATTATTTACTAACAGTTTTGCTAAAGTAGTTTTACCTGTACCAGCTCTTCCATATAAAAGAAGATGTGGCAAATCTCCACTCTCTAAATACAACTTTATTTTATTTTTCAAATGCTCATTACCTATGTAAGACTCAAGAGCATCAGGCCTATATTTCTCAACCCAAAGGGTATGTAAACTTAGTTCTCCCATTTGTTATTCTCTACCTTTATTTTTGTTATTTCAACTTCTTGTACATAATTTTTTGGATACTTCATTTCAGGATGTTTCATCACTTTACGAAATTTTCTATTCTCAGCTTTAGTTCCTAAGAAGTAAATGTAGCGATGTTTGGTAGCTTCTTTCTTTAACCAAAAATCTTGACCTATAGCCTTAATTAAATTCTTAGGTGCAGCTGAACCATACTTTGAGTACACACTTCTACTGTGCATCCACTCATCATCTTCGCTGACTCTCAAAGAGTATGTTGGTGCTAATTGAAAATCACCACAACCTTGGTATATCCAATTAGTAGCTTGATAGATAGCACCATCGTGACCTTGTTCTGGATCTGCGTATGATATTAGAACCTTTATGTTTGGAGCATTATTTTTCAACCATTTAAATGTAGATGAAATAACATGCGACTCAATATTCTTACCATAACCGTCATGTATGAATAGTCTTGTCAATTCCAAAATATTTTTATTTTCTAATATCTCTTCCTTAAATATTGAACCGATAACTCTCCTACCAACTGGAAAACCATAACAAGCAACTCCAATCAGTTTTTCTTCAGTATCATCAAAGAATTGGTGTTGGTTGTCCGTCTGATAGAATACTCCTAATGGATATCTACAAGAGGACAACCTACCACTGTAGTGATTTTTTTCAATTATATCTCTAGCCAATGCTTTGTATATTGGTCTTACAGATACTCTTGATGTGTCTACATAAGACTCCATTTACACATCTGTTTCAGCAACAAGATAGTAAGTGGCATCATACTCATCAATTTTGAAATTGATACGAGCAAGTCCTTGTGAACTAACTTCTAATGTAGCACTTTCACATTCTTTGTTAGCTACCAAGACATCTCTAAACAGATTAGCGTTGAAAGAAACATTGTCTATCACATCGTAAGTTTCAGTTTCAACAGGAAGAGTTACACGATTAGTATTGATTTCAGCATAACCAATTACAATCTTTACTCCATCATCACTTGTCAATACTGTAAAGTTATCAGTATCAGATAAAGCACCTTTACCAGCAACAAATTTAGTCATAAAAGACTTATCGACTTTTATTTTCACTTCAAAGTCAGGTACACTTTTCATATTAGGAACCTGTCCAATTACTGATAAATCAGAAAGCATATAATTTACACTTGAAGCACTATCTGATATTTTCAAAGAAACAACCTTATCACCAGCCTTTGTCAAATTCATAGAAATATTATCTGACATAACTGAAAGTAATTTTACCAACTGTTCTGTGTTGTAAACACCAAGTTCAGCGCTATCAAATTTCCAATCTGACATTGTTAATTCACCAAGCAAATTCTTATCACCTGTGATAAATCTAGTAGATAGATTTGTTCCATCACTCTTTATCACAACTGAGGAACAGTTTCCTCCAAGATAGTATTTGTCGATGAATCGGTTTAGCGAATGTTTATTCATTTATTACTCCTTATTTGTTAATAGATATATACATATATACATATCAAAGTTATTGTTCAAAATCAAAAAAATCTTTCCATTGATGTCTTTTTATTTACAGGCTCATTCCATTTCAAAGATTCATAAAACATCATTATCTTTTTCTCCAACATCTGAGCATACATCTTTTTGTGGTCTATATACTGTTTAATAAAACCAATTACTTCGGGTGGGTCTTCGTAACCTTTATAACCACAAGAATCTAATCCAAATTCATTCTGTTTCAAATACACCCATTTTATCTTTTCAGAATTACTTATCTTCTCATATTTACCATCAACTCCAAAATGTCCTAACAAATCATTGTAAGTTATAGCGGCTTTAACATGTGCTGGAGCACCCTTAGCAAACTGAGTGAAATTACCATTCTTACCAGCACTATACTTCTTCATATTTTTTACGCCAGTTGGCATTGCTATCCTATCAAAGTCTACTAATTTCATAGACTCCTTAAAGTTTATTATCCTTTCATCTATCTTATCTTTTGGAACGTTTGCCAATATGTCTTCTAACACACTCTTCAACAACTCACCCATAGCCTTTGGAAAGTTACTACGAACTAAGTCCAAACCTTTTACGTGCAGCTTGTTTACCTTTACCCCATTGTCGTTGATAATCTTCATACCATATCGTTTCTTCACAATGAACAAACCACTCTTAGCAATCAATTCCTGCTTTATCTCAAACCTATGTTTGTCTAAGTTCAAAAACTTTTTACCAAAATAATCATAAGACTTATTCAGATATGTCTGCATCTCATCAGCAACATCCAATATAACTTTACTCATTTGTGTTTCTGTAAAATCTTTGTTAGGAAATCTTTTTTGTATAATTGGTAGAGCCGAATAGAATACTGAATCAGTATCTATATAAATACAATAATCTTCGTTATTAGTTTCTAAGGCATTGTTGTAAAAATAGTTACCAATCTTCTTTGTAAATTTAATCAGTTCTTGACCTGTAAGTGTGGTAGCCTCAGCATTATCTAAGTCATAGAATCTAAATACAGGCAAACCTAACACACCATACAAAGAGTTTAGAACCACTTTCTGAATTAACTGGCGACTTTTGAAGTATGTATACTTTTCATTATTACCAGCATCACCAAACTTCTTCATCAACTTTCTGTACTCCACGCGAGTATCAAACCATTTTTCCAATAGAGCTGGAATCAATCCTTTCTTATCACTACGATATAAAACACCATTAGAAGATACTGAAACTTTGTTATTATCAAAGAAATCTTTTAGTTCTACCTCTGTAAGTTTTCCTTTTTCTACACCATTGGATTTGAGGGTATAGGTTTTTGGCGTGCCCTTCAAGAACTCCTCAGCATCCCAACCTGAAAGTTTTCCTATTTTTGTTTCGGGTGATATATTAAGAGACATAATAACAGATGGATACATAGAGGTAATATCTAAATCAAATACCCAATCGTGCTTTCCTCTTTGTGGTGGTTGTACATAAGCACCAGCAAACTTTTCATCGTTATTCATATTTGGTTTAGTTGGTTTGTTTGGTGCGATAATACCTAAGTTTTTTAGGTATACTAATATAGCACCCTCTAAATAACGAGAAGAAAAGTAAACATCTTCATAAGGTACATGCCCTACGTGACAAACACCTCTAGCCATATCTATTAAATCTAATTTGTCGTGTAACCTTTTAACCAGTCTAACATCGTGTATATTATATTCTACAAATTTGTTTATGTTGTTCTCATATAAATCATTGAGAGTGCCGGTATACTCTACTTTCTTCTCACTAAGTTCGTGTTCGGCTACAGCGTCTAATCTGTAAGATGATAATTGTGTATAAGTAAA